ATTGCATTGACTGGTCCAGCATCTTGCTGACGTTGGCATTGATCGTACTGGCGTATTGCTGTGAAGCCGTGTTTTGTGAGCCGGCCGTAAACTGCGCGGCCTGGTTTTCTGCGCCGGCATTGGCAATCGAAGCCTGATTGCCTGCAGCAGCAGTAAAACCCAAGGCTTGGTTTTGTGCGCCGGCATTGGTAAGCGATGCCGTATTTTGTGCACCGGCAGTAAAGCCAGCGGCTTGGTTTTGTGCGCCAGCATTGGTAAGCGATGCCGTATTTTGTGCACCGGCAGTAAAACCCAAGGCTTGGTTTTGTGCTGCCAGGTTTTCAGCGCCGGCTTGATTAGAAGCATTGGCTGAGAACTGCAGGCCGGTGTTCTGTTGACCGGTATTGAATTGCGAATTCTGATTGGCTGCTGTAGCGTTGAATTGCCCGGAGTTGGCATATGTGGAGGCGTCTTGCTGCGCAATTGGCAAGGCGCTCTGGATGACTGCTTGCTCGCCAGCGCCTACGGCCATGCTGGAATTGACTAGGCCGCGCTGATTCATTTGAGCCAGGGACGCGGCTTTGGCTTGTTGCAGCAGGGGCGAGTTGGCGGCCAAGATGCCGGTCATCTGGCCTTGCACAGTTTGCGGAGCTGCGACGTTCCAGTTGGTCAGGCCAGCCTGGGATGCGTCATAGCCCGTGGCTGCGCGAGAAGCTGCGTCATAGCCTGTTGCACCTGCTGTAGAGGCGTCGTAGCCCGTAGCGCCAGCGGTAGCGGCGTTGTACCCAGTTGCCATTGGTGCCGCTGTGGCTGCTTGCGCGTTGGCTGCAAGGGTCTGCGGACTGTTTACACTGAGATCGAAAGGATTTGCTGCTGTTGCCATTTTTGCTCCACAAATAGGAAAGCCACCGGCGTGGTGGCTTATTGCGGGCGCACTGGCCCCGCAGAGATTTTACGTCAATAAAGAGGAGGCCACAAGGCCTCCATTTTTAAGCGTTCGTTTGGACCAGGACGTACTGGATTTCGCCAGTGACGTTCACCACCCCGGTCGTTGTCGCCCAAGCGCGCAGCTCCACGTCGCTCTTTGCGTCAATCGCAAGGGGGTAATCAAAGTGACGATCAAAGGTTCCGTTTGAGCTAAGGCGCGCGGTCGATTGGTATTCAATGTAGGTCTTGCCAAACTCGGCTACGGCCAAGGCCATCGATACGTTGACGTTTGCGGTGGTGGATTGCGATGTGATTGTGTAGCTGGAAATGTAAGCCGTGTAGCCAGCTGGAACGGTAAAGCCCGCAAAAGACCAGTTGTTGTAAACCGGCTCAGCTTGCCAGTAGATCGTTGTAGGCACGCCCGCTGTGGCGCTTCCGGAGCCAACATAGATACTGCCGGCCTGAGCATTGCCCGAACCGGTGGTAAGCAGCTCAGTGTAAGTAACCCGTAAGTAGCTGTTCGTTGTAGTTACTTGAGTTTGGCCATTCAGCGTGATGACTTCTGAGATCGCGGCGTAGTTGGCGTCCAGGCCGGCAAGCAAAAGCGTGCGCGCGCCAGTGCCTGCAGCGGTGTCGTTTGCCGAGCCGCTGGATACTTTCAGGGTTGCAGCAGCAGCGGGATATGCGTAGGCCACGCCGGTGGCGGTGGCTGCCGTAATTGTTTGAGGCGTCGTACCGATCGCGTTGGCCCAGCCAAAACGAAAAACGGAAGTGTGGTTTTCAATGTGGCCGCGTGAGAGCTGCAGCTCAAAGGGCTCTGATTGACCCTGGATGGTGATTGAGGGTGCGTGCATGATAGTTCCTTTATGAAAGCACAGAGAGTGCCTGGTTGGTGCGGTTGATTCGATCATCAAGGCCGTTTGTGCCGCCGTTGATGCGCTTGGTAAGCATTAAATTATTGCCCTGTTCGGCCAGGTCGTTGAGGCTATGGGTTGACCAAAAGAACCCGGCGGTCAGCGCGGCGTATTGGGGAGAGGCTACGAGGTCAGGTTGCATCACAAGATCAACACCAAGACTTTGGCCAGCGTGATAGTAATTGGCGTGTCCAGTAGTCTGTATGCAGCCTCTGCCTCGAAAGCGATACCCGTCGCCACTAGACTCATCGCGGTTGCCCATGCGATTGGCGTAAACCTTGTTGGCAATCTTTTGAGGATTTTTAGCATACTGATTTGCGATCTCGATGGTGGGAAAGCGTGAACTCCACAGCCGCATCAGCGCCTCGGCTTTGTAATTCAGGTTTTCGGAAAGCACAGTAAAGTTACCACACTCGTGCCCACATTGCCCAATAAAAGCAGCTTGCTGGCGAACGGTCTGAATGTTGAACTTTTGGAACGTCACGTTCAGAGCGTCCACCCATTCAGGCCCAATATGCAGTTTGGCCAGTTGTTCACTGTTTACCATTGATCTGGCTCCTTACTTCGTTGTAGGCGTCGACGCAGGCGTTGAGCTGGTTGATGGCTTTGTCTCCGTCTGCGACGATGGCAGCAATAGCTGCGAGAGTCTGTCGGTCAGATTCGCTTGCATCCGCTGGGCTATCTGTGGTGGCAGGGGCGGCACTTGCGGTGGTTTGTACACAACTGCTGGAGGGGAGGCGCACCCGGCCAGCGCGGATAGCACGATCAAGGTCAGTAGATTTTTTGGTGAGAACATTGTTGGCCTCCAGCAATTGAGATGACGTTGCGTTGATTTGCTCGTTCAGTTTCTGTTCAGTCTGGCGAGACTCATCGTTCTTCTTGGCGATCTCGACTTGCATCTCCAGGTCGCGTTCAGCCCAGCCATTGTGGTGTCCCGTAAAGTAGGTGACCACCGCAATCACGAGGGCCCCAGCGGCTGCCCAGGGTATAGGTATGCCGAACATCACTCAGCCTCTTTGCGAGCAAGAGCCAAGGCTTCACGCTCTTCGTCCGACTCTTGCAGCGTTGGCGGCGTCGTGGGCGGAGGAGGAGGCGTCCAGGATTCGTCCAGCGCAGGGTTGGTCCATGTAGGCAGCGAGCCGAAAGCGGAATTCGTGGGCATCGGCTGAACCATTTGCCCATATTGTGGGACGTATTGCTGTGCAGTTGCCTGCTTCACCGCAGCGAGCGATCCAGCCACGCCCCCAGCCACCCGCTTACCGACGATGCCGCCAATGCCGCCCACCAGGAGCAGGACAATGTCGTTCAGCATTTTGGTATAAGCCTGGTCGATGGGGGCCATGGACTTAATCGGTTGCGTCACGAACGTCACTGAATACAGCAACGCGATCACAATGAAAAACAGAATGCCCGTGATAGCGAGAACAACAAGCGCCCAGACGCGAACTTCGATTTCTTCGGCAGTCAACTCATTTAGGGGCTTCAATTTGCTTCTCCAAAACGGGGGCTACTAAATACTCAGGGCACATCTGCGTAAACAGGCATCTTGGCTTTTGGCATTCTTTGTCTGTGAAGTGATCGGGATCCTGGCAAATGTACCGGTAACGGTCCTGACAAGCAGCCAGGCATCCCACCCCAAGCAACATAGCAAAAAAGATATATCGCATTGCAGTCCTCAAAAAGGTAGTTTACTTAATGCCGCGTCCATCACGCGCTTGGCCAAAGGCTCGGGCAGCGCTTTCACGAAATCGAGAAACCACCAGACGCAGGCTACGTAGCAGAACAGTTTGAACCACTGCTTGAAGCCGGCGACTATGTCTTTCACGAACAGCCATACTTGGTGCAATGCAGGTAGAAGTAAATGCCGCCCCAGGCAGTAAGACCAAAGAGGATCAGACCACCGATAACGGCAGCGGCCAGTTCGGCCATCTCTTCGTTTTCGCGTTTCTTCTTGGCGGCAGCAACACGCTCTTTGCGCAGGTGCTCCGCCGCTTCGGCTTCCATCTTGGCGGCGCGCGCCTTGATCTTCATCCACACATCCATTTTGTTGCTGGAGAAGAACAAGCCTTTAAGCTGTTCTTCAAATTCGCGGGCTTGCTCCAGGGCCATTTCCAGCTCCAGGGCCTTGCCCATCGCCGAGCCTTTGAAGCCGCCTTCTTTGGCTGTGGCCACCACCTGAATGGCGTTGACCTTGGCGTCAAAATACTTGCCTAGCACAGGGCCAAGACTTGCTACGTCACTGGCTGTCTGCGAGGCTTTCTTGACCAGCTTGATGGCGGACTGGACCGCTTCAAGTGCGGCGAATGGATCTATTGGGATCATGGTTTGTCGGCCTTACCATCGAGCTTGTCAAAGATCTGTTTCAAGATTTGTTTGATTTCAGAGATGTCAGCGCGGTAATCGTCTTTGGCTACATAGTTATGCGGCAGCTCGTTGACCTTGTCTTCCAGTTTCTGGATTTTGGCGGTCGTGGAGTTGAACACATAGATAGCGAAGAATCCGGCCACGCTGACTACCAGGTTAAAGAGCTGTTGGTTATCCATGTTTATTCTGCGGCTGTCTCGACCGTCTCAACCACCACGGGGGCCTTCAGGACGCCGTCAACGACAGTCCAACCGGGCTGGACGTCATCGCCACAAGGAATCATCTTGTCGACCAAGTCGATATGGAAGCATTCCTCAACGGTAAAGCCATCAATCGGGGTGCAGATTTCAACTACTGCGTCGTTATGAATGCGTGCGTATTTCATTTTAATACTCCACAATTACTAAGCCAGTTCCTGGAATTCCGGTTGAAGCATAACCATTGCCACCACCAGGGAATCCAGATGGCGCAGTGTAGGAGCCACCCCCGCCATTAACAGCAGGTACTTGATAGCCACCTCCGCCGCCAACACCAATTAAATCCAATGAAAATGAAGTGCCAAAAAATCCAGATGTAGACTGGCTAAAAGCAATGGCGGATCCCGTCGCAGTTGTATAGAAAATTCCTCCAGGATTTCCAAACCCTCCAGAACCTCCTACACCAAAAGCCGATATGGTGTTAACTCCGGTTCCTCCGCCTGCGCCACCTTTACCTGGAAATCCATTTGTTCCTGAGGATCCTCCATTTCCACCATTGCCAAAAATACTGGCACAGCCACCTCCTCCAGCTCCCGAAGTTGAGCTACTCCAGGCGCCTAAGCCACCGGCATAATTCACATCTCCGCCAACTCCAGTACCGCCAATGTTTTGAGTGGCATCCGTGCCTCCACCAGAACCTCCAGTAGCAGATACATAAGAGCCAAATGAAGAGCTTCCACCCGCAGTAACCGCGCCAGTGGTTGAATTAGCAACTGAACCTACACTTGTTCCAACAGTTACGCCCACGCTGGTGATGCCATCAAAACCATAAATGGTTTTCATCGCAAATCCGCCTCCACCGCCACCCCCATAATTGCTAGCATTGGAATTGTACGGGCCACCTGAGCCCCATACTCGAACTCGACACTTTCCAATACCAGATGGAATTGTCCAAAGACCAGAGGATGTAAAAATTTGGACTTGACCAGTGCCAAATGCTCCTGAAATTGGATTAGTGATTTGAGTGGATGTTGCTGGAATTGACATTTTAGTTTCCTTGCATGAGTACGTTGAGTCCATTCACCAAGCCTTTGACGCCAACAGTGGTTGGGTTAGTAGTATCAAAAGCAATGGTGGACTGAGAAGCGTTATAGTTTGAATTCAATTTTGCGAGTCCATTATTTTGAATTATTCCGGTTCCGCCTGCGATAGAAGCGGTAGTAGAAATGCCAGCAAGGGTGTATCCATTGGCTGGACTTGGGTTAAAAACAGTATTCGATGGCGTCGTACCGGAAACAAGTGTTGCGGAATAAGACAGCGTGGCTGTATTGATAATGGCAAACCTTGCAATCAAGGAAGAGTCTACCCATACCAACGCCATAGTGCCATCATACAAAGCGGCCAAAGATGGCTGTGGATCGGACGAGGTTGATAAATTGTTTAGGGTGGTTTGGCTCAAAGCTCCACCAGCAGAACCAACATACAAATATCCCAATCCACCAGTAGTATTGCCCGCGACCATAGAGATTGCTACAGGAGATCCAAATGAATTGCAGCTCAATCCATGCGTCATGGTGTTAAAAACTACGCCGTCACTTGCATTCAAGGTAGAGCCGCTGGCTGCAAAAGCGCATGGAGTATTCAAATAGAAACTGCTTGCATTAGCTCCCATGCAGACAAATACTCCATTGCTTAAGCAAACTGATTGTGAGTTAGACAACTGCGTTGTTTGACCAGAAAAATTTAAATTAGAAACCCCAGAAAAAGAATTTCCTCCTAAGTCTTGATAAAAATAAGTAACAGGATAACCACCAACAGTGGAAGAAAATCCAGAAATCCAAAAACCAGAAGTTGTTAAAGATGATGAAACGCAATTTTGCGTCACAGAATACGAATTAATATCAGAATATGAATTAAGTAAAGTACATGTATTATCAAATATTGCAACTTTTCCAAAACTAGTACTTATATCATTATAATAAAAAACAAACCGATCTCCGGAAATTCCACATAATCCTTGAGTGTATGTACCTCCATTAGCTACACTATATGTATTTGTAATGGTATTTGTAGAAATTAATGCTCCGGTAGTGGGCGAGTAAATTGACATTACTGAATTTGTTTTCCCAACTGACAAAACAATATTTCCACTTGTCATACATGCCAATCTTAAACCTCCGGGGTTTGTGCCTAAAATGGAAGTAGTAATAGTTCTTTGTAAAACACCTGTGATGCTATATATGAAAATTGATACGTTGGTCGACGTTGAACATGTTGCTACTGCAAATCCAGACCCATTCAATAAAGCACAACAATATGCAGTAGGTGAAGTATTATTAATTGCAGTTGATGTCAAATTTCCTGATGTTTGAACAACACTATACGTCAAGGTTTGATTGGCTGATGCAAGAAATCCAGAAGCACCAGGAGTCGATACAGCACGAGCGTATCCGCTTACTGGAGCTGAGATATTGGATACTGCGCTTGTAGTTGTAGTTCCCAAATATACAGGAGCAAATGTTGTTTTATTAATTGCAAAATATGAAGTTGTTAAACCAAGATTGCTTGAATATACTGAACCATTTGGGAAATATATATTAACAGTGGAAGTTAATTCAATAAGGCTTATTTCAGTATATGCGCCAGATCCATTAAAGGTAGACTCAACCATTAGTTGCGTAGCTGATAATAAAGTGCCCGTGTTTGAATAAAATGCATAATTAATATTATTTCTATTGTCAACAAAAGCAAATACAAAATTTCCTGCTGCCAAACTTAACACGCTGTTGCAATAGCAAATACTACCGGCTCTTGGATTAGTTGAAAATGCTACCAAAACCTCAGACCCTAAAGTGTTTCCGGTTGGCAATAATCTAAATCCAGCGTTTGAGCTTGAGGTATAACTAATTGCAAAAGTATCATTTGACAATGTAGTAACAGACGCGGCGTAAACACTGGAGCCTGTGACTACTGTAAAAGTGGTGACGCCTACAAGTGATGTGTTGGTTGCGCTAATAATTGTATATGTCTGAAGGGTGCTGGTAGACCGATAAGAAATGCAAAAGCTGCTATCGCTACGAGCTGAAATTCCAATAGATGACGTAGCGTTGATGCAAGCCGTCAAGGCCGTCCATGCATATAAACCAGTTCCTGTAGAACCGTAAATTCTGTATTGGACGACCGAAGTGGTGGAGATACTCGAAACCAGAACAAAACCACCGTTGGGCAAAGCGATGCCGTTCATATGGCTGTTGGCGGTATCCATGATGGGTGATGCCGCATCGACCAAGGCTGCGGTCACTACTGATCCGGTGTTGGAGTAAATTGCATATGCCGTTGCGTTAACTGTGCCAGTACCAGTGTTGTTCCAATACACAACAAAGCCACCACCCGACAAGGCCAGTACACCAATCATTCCGCCATTTGTATTAAAAGTTGTCGAAATATTGGTTGGCCCAACTACGTTCACATTGGCTGGCGTATCAATTCTAAATCTTGGATAATTGGTGATGCCGTTAGATGAAACTGTAACCACGTTACCGTTTGTCAAGACTGCTGACATTCTTTGTAGTTTTGCGGCTCCTACTGAATTCCATACGGCTGCAATACCACCAGACATTCCGGAGTAATTGACCATGTTGCTGCCAGTAATGGGAAAAGTTGCAGATGAAACAATGTTTCCCGGAATAGCTGAAAAGTTACCATTTTGGTTATAAATGTAATCGCCAGCAATAAAACCTGTTGTGGATGGTACTGTGACGGCATTGGCAGTCGATGAATTGACTGGAAGTGTTGGTGCGTTACGTGACATTTTTAACCCTCGTATCCATAAATGTTGACAGCGACCCCTGCAACGGTTGAGAAAGCGACTATGAGTTTTCCTGATGTGGCCACAATCCCTCCCCGCTCAAGAACACCATATGCTGGAATTATTGTTTGATATTCCAAATATTCACTGGCTGCAGGAGTGGCAGATGCCGACACTGATAAATTGACAGCGACCATATAGCCTGTCGTATTGACCATCTCTGCATTCAGCACAGTTGGAGTCGCACCAACGGTATAGACCGTGGTGTTTGTTGCTGCAGCCAGTGATGCCTGACCTAGTGTTCCTGATGCCATGTTAGTTCCTTAGAATTGGGCCATGTAATAGACTTCTGACGCCGAGGGGCCAGTCACCGGAGCTGATGCACTGATCCAGTTTGTACCGTTCGATGTGAGCACGTTACCAGAAGGGCCTGTAGCGGTCAATCCCGTGCCGCCAGAACCTACAACCAACGTAGCGGACAAACCGGCCGCTGTGCCAGTTGTGCTTTGATTGAATGTGGGCCAGGTGAATGTGCCTGTGCTGAAGTTGCCCGATGTTGGCGTTCCAAGCAAAGGAGTTACAAGCGTTGGACTTGTAGAAAGAACAACCGAGCCTGTACCCGTTGAAGTTGTTACGCCTGTGCCGCCCGAGGCGACTGCCAACGTAGCGGACAAACCGGCCGCTGTGCCAGTTGTGCTTTGATTAAAGGTTGGCCAGGTCTGGGCACCAGCAAAAGTTATCGCGCCGGTCATCGTGCCACCGGACAAGGCCAGGTAGCCCGTTGATGGCAAGTACGCTAACAGCCAAGCCGACCCGGTATAGACCTTCATGCCCAACACCGTGGTGTTGAAATACAGATCACCGGCCGTCATCGCTGCGCCCAAAGGGTCCAGTGTTGGATCAGAAGCCAGGGAGCCGTAGTACTGACCCTTAAAAGTGTTCAGGTAACCCAAGGCACTGGTCGCGCTGCCGGAGGCTGCTGTGGCGCTTCCTGCTGCGGCCGTGGCACTGTTGCTTGCGTTGGTGGCGCTGGTGGCTGCGGCGGTAGCCGAAGCCGCTGCGGCAGTCGTGCTCCCAAAGATCGAATCTATTTCGGTCTTGGTGTAGGCGTTGGTGATGCCATAGGCCGACAAAGTGGTCAGCGCCGAAGCGGACGTCACTCGGCCATAACTATCAACTGTCAGTCCAGCGTAAGTGCCGGTCGTGACACCCGAGGCGGCCAGGTCGATGTCATCGGTGTTTACCACAATGCGCGAAGTGGATGCGGTGCCGACGTTCAGGGTATTGCCCGTCTTCGTCATACCCGCGCCAGCCGTGATCTGGCCTGCACCGGAGAACTGGACCCAAGGCACTGAGGTGCTGCCCAGCGTACCGCCTGCAGTCACCGTGCAGGTATAGCCGTTGTTGGCGTTGGCCGTGCCCTGCTCCACAAACGTGAAGGCGGCGACCAGCTCGGTCCAAGTGTCGGCGTCGGTCGATCGCGCCCAGCTGCTGGCCGACACAACATAAATGCCGTTCTGTGAATCTGTGCCTTGGTTCTTGACCAGCACACGATCTCCTGCGATCACAGCCACGCCATCGATAGTTTGCGTTCCACTCAAGGTGATGCTGGCGGTGGTAGCTACGCGGCAAGAGGCTTTGGCATCCAGACCCTGGACCAGGCTGTCAACGTAGGCTTTGTTGGTCGCGTCGGTGTCACCGGTCGGAGTGCTCAAACCGGTAATCGAACTGCCCGTAGACGAGTTCATATCCAACGTGCCGTTGATCGTCACGTTGTTGAATGAAGAGGTTCCGCTGGCTGCGGTCACATTGCCGGTCACGTCGCCGGTCACTGCGCCAGTCACCGGGCCGGTCACACTGCCGGTCACGTTACCGGTCAGATTTCCCGTGATCCCGGCGTTGGCGGCCAGGGTTGTGAAGAAGCCGGCCGCGCGAGTGGTATTGCCGATGACGGTGTTGTCGATTACACCGCCGCCGATGGTCACCGCAGTGCCCAGAGCAGCGGAGCCCGAGGTCACGGTTAAGCCGGCAAAGCGGCCAGCGGCCGGTGTTGTCACGCCGATGGGCGTGCTGTCGATTGCGCTGGATGTAATTGCAAGAGCCTGCAGCGCAGACGAGGCCACCAAGGTGGAGCCGTCGGCGGCTACCATGGCCACTTTATAACCGTTGCCAGCCAGCGTGGGCAGCAGGGCAAAGCCGGCTGTGACCAGGTCAAACTGCGCCCGCATCTGGGCGGACGAGCCTGGCGAGTTGGGCGTCGGGTACGTGGTGTGGTTGTAGTAGGAATTGCTCATCGAAGTCCTCGGCGCATGGTGTAGTGAACGATGACACTGTTCACCGTGAAAGGCTGGAAAAGATCAGACGTGGACGCAATCCGAATGGACATGTTCTCGGCGGTGCCTGTGACCTCGACTTCTGTCGGGGTGACATCCGAACCGTCCCAGATAAAGTTGTCCCAGATCATGTCGTCCCAATAGCTGGAACGCAGGTCGGTGGAATACGTGGTGTCGGAAGGTTGGGTAAGGGCTCCCGTGCGGTAACCCAAGTCATAGCCGAATTGCACTTCAGCGTAAGAGTCACCCGTCACTTCCATGCTGGCCTTGCGGTAGCGTTTGAGAATGCGGGGAGAGCCTGTCGGATTAAACACCAAGTTGATGTTGGCCGCAATAGGTTCGCCATCGAAACTTGTACCCAGGTCCATCTGATAGACGTAGCCGTTGTCAGAACCAAAGAACTGCACCGTGCCACCGCCGGGGCCTTCGCCATCGATGCAGCAATTGATGCCGTGGGCAAACTGTACAGGCATGCTGCCCATCATGTTGCCGTTGCTGATCGTTAGATAAAGAGCCGAGCCGTCAGAGAAGAAAATGCGGTATTGGCCTTTGTCGCGGTTGACTGAACTGCCGATCGCCAGCTCGCGATGCGCTTGGATAAAGGGCCGAATATTCATGGTCAGCGATGCGGGCACGAAGTTGCCGAACTGCAGCGACGTATTCATGCTGATCACACCTCGGTCGTCAAGCACGTAGGCCTGGTCCAAGTTCTGCGCAGTGTAGGGGTACGCCCCCGTGCCGGTATTGAACGCGGACAGCTGAAAAGTCGAAGAGCTGGTGCCGTACAGCACTGAGGTATCTTGGCGGGTATAGACGCCCAGCGCGCCGCTGGCCTGGTTGCCTGGCAAGATCAAAAGGTTTGTGACCGGGCCATTCATAGAGATTTCGCCTGCGCCCAGCAAAGGCACCCACGAGTAAGGGAATCCCAGGGCGCTAAACTGCAAGGACGCGCCAAAGGTTAGGAATAGATGCTGCTTGTGAAAAGCGATGTGCTCAGGCGTGTCAACGGCCATGCCCGTGCGGATGGGCACGTAAATCGTGCCATCGAATTCAAAGGCGTTGTTCTTGCCATCGCAACCATACATCTTGTAATTGGCTGTGCCACCGCCAAAGTTGGCCACCACGGTCTCGTAGCGGCCGCCTGGGGCCAGCACGATACTGGCTGGAGCCGATGAAACCAGGGCTTGAGCGGTAGTACCGACTCGAAGAACCTCAGCCGGTAAAAAAGTACCGGTGACCGTACTTACAAGAAGCTGACCGCGTGCATCACCACTGGCCCAAGTGCCTGCTTCCAGCACGACCTTTGTGACGACAGCCGTTGCGCCGCTGGTCAAACCATTGACAGTCATGCCGGCTGTGATCTCAACTGTTCCGATGTTGAACGACATCGTTTTGCCCAGATCAATCAGCGTCCAACCAGAGCTGCTTGACTTGTACATCAGGGCAGCTGTGCCATCGGTGTTGTTGCGCCAGGCATAGCCGACACCGTTGTAGTAACCAACGCCCAGGACCTTACCTGAGCCAGGCACTAGGCCGATGTCAGCGCGGTAACTGTCGGCGGCCAGGTTGCGGTAGGTCGAGTCCAGCAATCCGTCAGACTCTGCACCTTGAACCAAGGTGATAGCGCCCACGGGCGTCGAGCTGACCGTAAGACCTTCGCCGTCCACAAAGACTCCGGTTTCGCGCGTGATGATCACGTTGAGCCCGGTCCGCGCGATTACCCGGCCGGTGGCTGCCGAAGACTGACCAACGATCGTGTTACCCACGGCCACCGTGCCAGTCAAGGCGCACACCAAAATGTTGTACACCGCAGCCGAAGGACTAGGCCGGCCATCAAAACGCTCATATCCAGCGATGCGTGAATAGCCGCCAGTGATTGAGCACTCGAAGTTGGCTGCCCGACGCGCCACGCCGGCTGCCAGGGACAGCGTTGGCGTGACCTGATCCATGCCGCCATTGAGGCGGATGATGTCGTACTTGACGGGTGGCGTGGTCAGCTGCATCGTTTTAGGCGAGAGGTGGGCCGCTGACCAAGGTCGGCAGCTGATCGATTGTCAAACGATTCATCAGGCGCTTGTATTCAAACTCGCCGCGCTGATAGACCTCGGGTGCTGATTCGTAGCCGCCATAAAACATCATGGTGCGGTAAACGATCAGCATGTGAAAGCGGGATGGAAACACCGAAGACGGTGCATCAGTCGCTGCCGAAAACTCGACAGGAGCTGTGTAGTATTCGCCCACGATGACGTAGGGCTGATCGGGTATCGCGCCGAACGCAAGGTTCTTGTCAGGATCGATCGAGACCACGACAGGCCGCGAATACGTGTAGCGCATGTTGGAATAGATGTACAAGTTCCGGAACGTGGTCCAGTCCATGTAGTTTGTCAGCTGCTCGTCTTTGTACTGTTGGCCAACGGAGGAGACGCGAAAGCTATCGCGTTTCCAGTTGCCAAAAGTAGACCCCACACCAGTATCGGTGGGGGTGTAGATTTGCTGCTGCGTGGCCGTGTTGAATTGGAACGTGTCCCGCATCCACTGCCAGTCTTCCTTCTCTGTTTGCAAATCGACCCAGGCAGTGTTAACCCAAGCGGCAATGCGCGCAGCTTCGCCGGTCAGGTTGTCAGTGCTTGTAAGCGGGGTGCTTGCGCCAGAGACGCCGCACTCCACCCTGGCGCGATTGATCAGTTGAAGGAAGTTCATTGGCGGCCCCCGATTACGCGGGTTCAGCCAACACGTTTTGCAACCAAGCGCGGCCGCGCGGGTTGCTGTCGTTCAGCAACTCAAACGGATAAGCCAAGCCGTGGCGCGCGATCATGTCGATCTGGTCCGGTGCAGACGCATTGCGCGTGACCTGGCTGTACTTGGTTTCCTTCATGCGGGCCAAGATTTCCAGATACTTGCGACGGATCATCACGGGCACGCCACGAATGATCACTTGGTTTGTACCGTTGCAGTTGACGATCACGCTGGGTGATTGGTTTTCGTCGGTGGTGGCGTGAACCAGCACTTCAACCATTTCGTGCATGAACGCTTCGTCCGCAGCCAGCTGCCGAAAGTCGCGAGACTCGGCCACTGTTTCAACGATCGGTGTGTCGTCAATGATTTCTAAGCCAATTGCGGAATCTTTATTTTTTGCCATCTTCAATTCTCCAGGTTTTACAAAAGGGGGTTTGCCAAAAAACTAGGGGGCCGAAGCCCCCCAGCTAAAAGCCTCTAAGAAGAGGATGGCAACTTACTGGGCAGAGCCAGGCATGTCCATGCAGTCGAGGTAAGTGGCGGTGTTGCCGGTACCCAAGGCAGTAGTGCCAGGAGTAAAGACAGCGGTCGTCACGACCTTGATCAAACCAACCAGCGATGTGCCGGCGGTAGATTGAGAAGGCACTGGGCAAGGATCACCAGAAGCCACGATAGGGCCTTGGGTGGTTGTCACAGTACCGGCAGCGTTAATCCACACGGCAAACAAGCAAGCCTGGTTCGCGGCCAGCGCAGTGCTGGTCGAGAATGTCAGGTTGTCAGTTGCAGACTTGGATTTGAAAATGCCGTTGCTGACGAAAGGCAGCGTGGCGGCAGTTTTGAAAGTACCAGTGTTGGTACCTGCAGCCAAGCCGGCGGCGGCCAACGACAGGTAGCCGCTGTTCGATTGTTCGATGTTGTATGACATGGAGGTATTCCTTTAAGCAAGAGTGTTGAGGGTGCCCATGGTGCTGGCGTTAGCCACACCAGATGTACCCGAGCCGGTAGTGATACCGCCGTGGGTGTGAGCGTTGAGTGCGGTGCGAAGTGCGGCAAGGTCGACAAGAACGGACAGCATGAGTTGGTACAACTCGCCTGCAGTCAGATCGTCGGGCATTGCGTTCGTGCGAACTACGATACTTTCGGACATAGTGTTTTCCTTTTGTTAGACGGGGCCGAGTTGCCTCAGCCCCTGGTCATTACAGAGCGGTCACACCGGCTTCGATACGGGCCATCCAAGCGTCGTTCAGACGCACGGTTGCAAACCATGTCGAAGCGCCCACGTAGCCGAACTGGCCCAATGGGTTAGCGTGGTTGGTCTGCGATGCTTTGAGCACCACAGGCTTGATGGCAGACATGCCCTTGAGAGCGACTTGGCCCCAAGCGTCTTCACCGATAACGATGAAGGGGTACACGTCCACGTTGGAAGAACCGATCGACAACATGCCGTTCAATGTGCCGGAGCCAGCGCCAGCGAAGGACTTCAACAGCGGCGAGCTGATGAAGCGGAAGTCTTCGCATGCACCGATTTCGCGGTCATGAATTGGCTTGAACGAGCCGTACTCTTCAACGCGGGTGAAGCCAGGCAAGTTACGCACGTCAGACACGGCGTCAGTGTGGCAGAACACCACGTATGCAGGTTGCACAGCGCGTGTACCGAAGTTCACGCCTGGAGCCAAACGGCTAGTCACGCGGCGGCTACGGTTGGATTCCAACGTACGAGCTGCTTTACGAATGCTGTTCAAGCTGATGGCAGTGTTGACGGCCGAGCGGCTAGAGCCGTTTGTGTACACCACTGTCGAGCCGGCTTTCAACACACCGTAACGAACCATTTCCATCACTTCAGCCAGGGTCTCGCCAGTCAGCTTGACCATTTCGCCGGGGATGTCATCTTCGTACAGCTGCTCAACTTTGTTGGAGTACTTGAACAGCACGCCGTATTGTTGCAACTGAACAGTCACGTCCTGGAAGGAGATGGTGTTTGCGTTGGGTGTGACGCCTTCAGCCAGCACGAAGCTGGATGCGGTGATGTCAGGAGTGCCCTGGTAACGGTTGGAGCCTTCAATCGCAGTGCCGGTGGCAGATGCGCCGAAAGGCAAGGTACGACGAAACACCAAAGTGTCTGTCGAGTTTTGCGGCATTTCGCGTTGGGTACCAAAGTCACCGAGGACGGTGATTGGCTGGGCGTGTTCAAGCATACCTTGGGCAGCGCGGATAAGGTTTCGCGATGCTACGGTGCCGTAATTTTGGATAGACATGGTCTAGTTTCCTTTTCTTGAGATTGAGTTAATAGCCGCGTTCCGCAAGCTCTCGCTCACGTTTCTTGGCTTCATAGTTCCACAGTTCTGCCGGTGACATGTCACCCACCGTTTTACGCGGCGGGGTCGTCCCGGGTCGAGTTGTCGCGGCTGCAGCGAGACGTGCTCCGCGCTCTTGCTTGATTTCCGTTGCTGAGATTGATCTTGTTGCACTGAACTGGTCAAGCATCTTGATCGCATCTTTCGCAGCCGGGCTATCGGCGAGCGCTCGTGTCGTAGGCGATTGCACAGCAAACCATTGCGCAAACTCGGTCGTGTTGATCGTGTTGCGCCAGTCGTCGTGCTTCGCTTCGATGCGGGTCTCTTCTAGGAGGCGGCCCATCTCGGCTCGGGTTTGCGCAACTTGCTGCTGAACGTAGTTGGACACCTGGTCGGATGTCATCATGTTCTGCATCTGTTGCGATCCACCTAGCTTTGACGCGACGTATTCCTCCATCGCTCCAGCCCATTCGGGGAAATCCTGCTTGAGCTGCTCCCACTTCTCGGGGTTTTTAGCGGCTGAAACGATGGCTGTTTGCGTTGGCGCGTCTTGCGGAGCAACTGCCGTTGCTGCTTGACGGGCCTGCTGTGCCTCTCGTTGCATTGCCGCCACGCGACCCTCAGTAGTCTTTACGTGGTGCAGCAGTTGAGCATTTGCCTGGGCTAACTCATCGATCTGTTCCAGTTTGGCTCGGATCGTTGGCGATAGTCCGGCGTATGGATCGGCATCCAACTCCGGTTGTTGCGCTACCTGGAGTTCAGGTTCAACGGGTTCGTCGTCCTGCAGCGTTACCGGTGCAGTGGCCAAGGAATCATCCGCGAGCGGGTCAACGCTGGCAGACAGTTTTGAGGCCTCTTCGTTCCACATTGCTTGCGTTTGTGCCGCAGTCAGTTGGGTTTCTTCATCCATTTTCTAGCTCTCCAAAAACAAAGCCGTCTTTCGACGGCCCACTTACAAGGCCTAGCGGGATCAGAAATCCGGCTCGGCCGCCACACCCCGAGTTGCCGCATTGGGCAAGTCGAGAATTCTTTTCAGTGTTCGTATGTCACCCCTCAACGCTGCGGTCTCTAGGTCGGAGAGCCCGACCGCATCGTTCTTCTGCCTGGCAATCAGCAATTGGGTTTCAGCCCATCTGCGTAATTGGTGCCAAGCCGGTGAGGAGTAATCAATCATTCGTAAAAAAGCCAGCTTCTAGGCTGGCTTTGGTAAATTTTGGGCGCAGTTCGCCCAGAGAAATTGTAGGGCAAATCGTGGTATGAATGCAACACTTTTTGTTTGTACGAAACACCACCGAGTTTGTCCGCCTTTACAGCTTTGTCCAGCCTGTGCCAGGAGCTACGCTGCCCGTCGGATACGTCATGCGTTGGCCCGTGGTCGCGTTAACCCAAGTATCGACACCCGGTGTCGGCTTGGCTGTGCCAAAGTTCCAGCCCGTGGTTGCCGGTGTGCCTGCAGGCATAGCGACTTGCGCCGCTTGAGGCTTGGCCAGCATATTGGCTGTGAGCAAACCGCTGGCCCCGGTCTGAGACAGCGGCTGCGTTACCAGGCTGCCCAAAGTGTCAGCACTGTTGATCAGGCCTGAATGCGTACCTACGGCAGCGCTTGGGTTGTATGTGCTGCCAGGGGTAACCGCGCTACCCGTAACTGGTTTTGTCGTGCCCGGAGTGCTGGGCGTGTTAGCTGCCGCATCGGCTGCTGCTTGCTTTGCCATCAGGGCATCGTACTTCGCCTGTAACGTTGTGAAACCGGGACTATTAGCCAGTGAAGCGTCTTGCGCTTGTTGGTAGTAATTAACTTCACCGTTTTTCAAATCAATTGTCGCCGCTTGGATTTGATCAGCAGGCACCCCACGAGCAGCAAGGGTAGCGGCTAAATCAAAGCCCGGTTTATATGTCTGGTTTCCAGAATCGCCAATTGACGGCGCGTATTGCATTACAGCCTGCGCGCTGGGTCTGCCCATATCTGCGCCACTTGATTTTGCTAAATCATAAACTTTTTGATAGCCGCCGGCTGCGTCAAATTCAGCTGTTGGGACACCGGTCAGCATAGACCGGTAAATCATATCGGTTGCTTGTGAGGGGGTGAGTGCTGTGTCTGCCATGATTTTTCCTTAGATACCGGAGCCGGTGCTGAGTTTGAGTTGCTGCTCGGCTGCGAAGAGTTCTTTGCGGCCGCGCTCTTTGATTGCGGTGTCTGCCAGTTTGGCCTTGATGGTTTCCAGGCTGATGTTCTGCTGATTGGACATCTTTAGCATCTCGATTTCGCGAGTCAGCTGCAACTGCATGATGGCCAGCTCGGCGTCTTGCTTGGCAATCTCTTGCCTCACTTGCAGCTCTTGCAGATCGCCTTGGTTTTGGGCTTGGGTTTTCTGCATCTCGGCTTGTGCGCGCAGCTGAGCCACAGCCAGGGCTGGGTTCGGTGGTGGGCCTTGCTCGGCTGCCTTCTTCTGCGCTTCTTTGATCTGCTCGATCTCTTCTTCAGGTTTGAAGACTTCAGCCGGGTCGATGTGCTGCGCTTGCAGTGCTTTCTCAAACAACTTTTGCGTGTCCAGGTACATGCCGTACACCGGGTTTGCACCGGCGGCCAACAGGTTCAAGAACGCTTGGTTCTGGATGTCGCGGACCACCAGCGCGCTGGAGCCTCGGGCGTCGATGCTGAAGTCACCCTTCACCTCTTCGTCCTCGTTGTACATCATGTTGTAGTCGTAGTAACGGTGGATGTGCGGCTTGGTGATCATGTCGTCAAACTGCTTAACCAAACGGCGCAGCACCACGTTGGCGCTGGTCATCAGCATTTGCATGCCGCCCACGGTGTCAGGCGCTGCGCCCTTTTCACCTTGCATGATCGTCGGCACGCCGGTCTCAGCGTCGGCCAGCTCGGTGGCCATCTTGATGATGGCTGCCAACTCAGGCTGATGGCTGTTGAACTCGAACGTCGTGAAGGCTTTGCTCACGTCGTCCACGTCGTCGGTTGCGTACCAGATCTTTCGGGCAGACAGCTGCCACTGCTTGTCGGCAGGTTGGATGACGTTGGGCTTGACCACGATCTGGGGACCGCTGGACACGCCAGAGTTGTCCATCATCTGACGCCATGCGGCGTTCAGCACTCGTTGCTGTGCGCGCATGAGGTACGGGATGCCGTAGCCCCAGACGCTGCCTGCAACCTTTTCCCAGACGTAGAAGTCGTATGGCAGATCGCCACCTTCCAGTGGGTTCAGATACGCTTTGACCACGATGTTGTTGATCATGATCACGCAGGCTGAGATGGTGCGCAGCTCGTCCTTTTCACCGACCTGCACGCCCGCTGCTTCGAGGTCGTCATGATCGACTTCGCCCCAGTAGGTCCACATCTCGTAGGTCAGGCGCGCAACGTCGCGCTGATCTTCGTCGGTCAGCTCACGCAGAGTGGCGGACTGCTTGGGCCCTTCTTCCAGCACCTTGCGCAGCTGGCCTTTCATGAAGCCTGGCTGTTTGGCCAAGTCACGAATTTGCTTTGCTGTCATCTGCTGGCGTTCGTATATGCCTTTGCCGTTGTGCACGGATTCGCCACAACCTGGATCAGGCCACACGTTACGCGGGTCAACCCGGAACGATGCGGGGCTCATCTCGTCCAGGATTTCAATCTGGTGAATGGTCTGGCCGGTGGCGTCAGTAATTGGCTGCCAGGCTTTGCGTGTGCGGTTGGTGACGACTGGTCCCTTGATCACGCCAGTGCCCAGCACGGCTGCGTCGTGGATCACTTTGCGCAGCTCGCTGTTGTAGTCGCACTCGACCAGCTGATCGTCGATCTCGCGCTGCATGGCCTCGGCTTTTTTGTTGGCCAACTCCATGGTCGCTTTGACCACGTCGCGCACGCGCAGCTGCTGCGCACCGGGCGGTGGCATCTGGCCTGGCATTGTTGGCTTGCCGTCCACGCCAACGATTGGTTGGCTCTGGCTGTTGAATGCCGGATCATTGCTTTTGGACTGGCCCATCATGACCGGGTTTGGCGTTGGCTTGATGCCCCAATTGCGATCGTCGGTCGGCAGCAAGATGTCAGCGATCCGCGCCTCGGCCGCGTTGGCTTTTTGGCGCGTCATGCCAATGAACACTGTCGAGCGGTGAGGCTTGGCGTTTTGCGTGGTCACGGGATAGCCTTGCTCCACCGACGTCATCATCTGGCTGGCTGCCTTGTTGACGTTGTCCTTGGAGTTGTATTGGTCCTCGTCCTCGATCCAGCGCTTGTCAACGCCGACAGAGTCGCGCGAACGAATCCACTCGTCGCGCTGCGCAGACATCGAATGCCCAAACGATTGCAGTTTGTCTTCTTGCTGCTGGCGCAGGGTCTCGGGGTCTTGGACCTCGACTTCGATCTGTTGTGGTTGCATGTGGTTCCTCAATATCCTGAAACTTCGTCAAACATTCCGAAGGGCAGCACTGGTGCAGGCATGCGCCCATTGCGCATACGGCCTTCGGCTTCTTCCTGAGTCTTGGCAAACCGGCGGCCCATCATGGCGTACCGGGTTGCACTCATCAAATCGTCGCTGATCTTCACGACCATACCGTCCTTGCGGTGGTACAGCCGGAACTCTTCAAACCAGTCTTCCAGATGGGCGAACACGCGCAGGCGCATGGTCTGCATGCGTGTCAGCATCTCAGACAAACCGGCTTCGACGCCGTTGCTTCCGTCCTCAAACATGACACGGTCCTTCAGCATGTTCAGCCCCTGGTCCTTGTACTGCTTGGCCAGCTGCTCACCGCTACCACCTTTGTCTCGTTGCAAGCCATCATGCGGCCAGGCCAGTGGCACCCATTCGCCGCGCGCCCTGATCGCCATCGAGTGCCCAGCGATGCCGGGCTCGCTGCGTCGATAGCAGTCAGTGACGTAGAGAATGTCCTGGTCGCGGTCCCAGGCCAGCCACACTGCGGCTGTCGGGTGATCCACACCAAAGTCGATCGCGGCAATGCGCGGCCAATGCGTTGGGATCGGGAAGGCCCGAATCTTGATGGCGTCCTCGACAACCGGGAACACTCGCCCGCTGCCCAAAATGGGAATGCCCTTTGCCCGTGCTTCGCGCTCGTGCTCTGGGTAGCTTGCGATGATGGCGTCGGCCTGCTCCTTGGTGTAGTGCTCGGCGTCGCTGATCGTCATGTTGGTCACGTGCGTGCCCGCTGGCTTTTCCAGCAAGAACCGCTTGACAACTTCTGACATGCCCAGCAGCGGCGTGAACGTCACAAACACCTGACCGCCTGTCGCGTTGGTACGTGTCAAACCTTCAGAGTAAATCGGCAGCGGTGGCTCTTCGTCAAACCATACGATGTCGACTGTGTCGGCCTGCCACTTGGTGCGGCCCTGGTCATAGCTGTTGAATTGCAAAACGCTGTCTTCGCCGCACTCGTGGCGCACCACGATGCTGGCTACCGCGTCAGGCACGCCCTGTTTCAAGCTGGTGTCTTTCAGCGCGGCCCATGGCACTGCGCCCGTGCCCCACTCTTCCCGCATCTCAGGCGGTCCAAGCATCAAGCGCTGAATGCCCTTCTTTGTCAGCTCCGCTGACTCGGAGCCGCACATCGCGCGGATCGCGTAGTTGAATCGCCGACCGGTCCACCAAGATGGATAACGGCCAGTCAAGTGCATCGCCATCTCGAATGCACCTGCCCAGGTCTTGCCAAGCTGGTTGCCTGCCATGAACAGGCGTTCACGGAACGTCGCGCCAGCTGTGTGAAAGTCTCGCTGCTTGGCGTAAGGCGCGTAGGTCAGCAAGCGGTTGCGCTTGGCCTTGATGTCCTTGACGCGCAGCAGCTCGTACAGCTCGCGCTTTTCGTCGTCGTTCAGCAGGCTGGTGTCAATGCGCTGCAGATCAATCACTTCTTGCCCTTTGACGCTTTGGCCAACAGCATGTTGAGCCGGTTGTCCAGCTGTTCGCTGGTCAGGTCCAACGTGCCGGAGATTTTCATCTCAACAGCTTTGAGCTTGGGCTGCGTGTACTGCAGCACCTCGTTCAGCATGCGCAGACGCACGTCAGCATCGACGCGGTAAGTTCTCATTACCTCGCCGGTTACTGGGTGCACCATTGCTTTGCCCGCGTCGTCGGTCTGCACTTCGCCTTTGAGAATCTTAGTTATCTCAACAGCGGGGTCGAAGCCTTCGTCGATCAGCGCAGCGCTGACCGCTTTCAAGTTGATGCGCAGGTCTTTGCCTTTGCCTTGACTTGTAATTTGTTTTGCGTGCGTGCGGCCAGTCTTGGCCGCCGTTGGCATGTCTAGGTCTGCCAGCGTTGCCAGCTTTGGGGGAGCGCCAGCTAGGTCAGCGCTTCTTTTTCTTGTTGCCATCTCTCATTGCTCCTCGTATGAGGCCGGTGCCCGTGTCGGCTTTGTTGAAGTCTTGTGCTACGGACGTGGGAATCCCCACCTTCTTTGCGAAGGCGGGGTTGTGTGCGGCAGCCGCCATCAGGCGGGCCTGAGCTGGCGACTTGCTCGGCATTAGATCTTTCCGTTGATCAAGCCGTTGTTGAAGCCTGCGGGGGCTTTAGCGCTGCCGCCGTTGTAGGCTGGCTGCGTAGCGTTTGTGCCTGGCAGGGGTACAGACACCTTGGCTGGCAGCTCGCCAGCGCCTTGGGTCATGTTGCCACCACCGCCGATGGAGGCACCACTCTTAAGAGCGGGGCCGGCTGCGCGGATTGGGTTGCGGCTTTGTTGAGTTGCGTAGTCTTGCATTGCCATGATTGGCTCCTTTGAAATTAGGCCATCAGGCCGGGTTGGGGTTTGCGGCTGGCCGCTTCTTGCTTCCACATCTTGGCGTAGTCTTCTTTGCCTTCTGTGGCTTGCTCTTCAGGTGCCTCGCCCGATTCTTCGGCGAGCATCTTGCCAATGAACTGAACGCATTCGTCAGCGCTTTGGCATTGGTAGGGTTCGGTCATCTCGTCAGAGTTGACTGTGATCGTGCCGTCATCGGCCAATTCGATTGTGATTGTCTTGGCCATTTTGATGGGCTCCAGATGTGAAAAGAGCCGCGTTGGCGGCTCAGGTTTTGCAGGGATTTTGAGACGCACGGTCCCGTGCAGATATTAGCGCAACGCAAAAAGCCGGTCAAGTGGAAAATTCCCACCCAAAATCAAGTCAAGACTTACGCCAACCTTACTCGTCATCAATGATGTAAATCGGCTGAACTTTTCTCGGCTCAGCAATAAATCGTCCGCCGAGGTTTGTGTTCAGCAAGTGGGCACCGTAAGCGGCAATCAGCCGTCTTTCAATCCGATCTTTCAGGCGTTGGTCGTCAGCAATCAGCCACACCTCAAATACCGGCTTTTGCTTTTCTGCAGCCAAAGCCTTGAGCCAAGCCAGCAGCGGCTTCCCCAACCGCCAATTGGTGTGCCGATAAACCCATCGCCTCGTCTGAAAGTTGACCGTCTGGCCAACGTACCGCACAGCCTGTGTTGCCGGGCACCGCAACACATAAATTCCGCCTTCTGTTTTCATGCCTGTCCTTTTTGGTGTTGCGATTCTGCGACATGCTGGCCCTTTATTTGTGGTGTTTTTACAACATCTTTAATTATTTTTTAAAAGCCATTGACAGTCAATGTCGTAGTCCTTACATTTGAGTTGTGGTCATTAACGACCCACCGCAAAGGACCAGCGGGATACAAAAAGGGAACCAGCCGATTACGTAGTACCGACCAGGGAAACAAAAGGCCAGACCGCTAAGACTCAGCCCCCAAGGCTGCCGAGTGCGAAGGAAACCAAAGGGCAGCGTGCTGCTCTTTGGCGGCGTATCCAGGCGGCCGTAACAGCTTGGTATTTTTTAAGGACATCATCATGGCACACGAACTCACAACACGCGCCGACGGCTCAGTCGAATTTGCATACCTCGCTTCGGACGGCACACCTTGGCATGGCCTGGGCCAGGCCTTAGAAGACAACACCGGGCTTGACGCCTGGCGTGAGGCTGCAGGCATGGACTGGCGCATCAAGCGCGGCATCGTTCGCTTTAACACTGACTCGCTTGGCACTCAGGCTGACCTGCCCGATCAGCACGTCCTGTTTCGGTCAGACACCAAGGCACCGCTCGGCGTCGTGTCCAGCAAGTACAAGGTGGTCCAGCCCGCTGAGGTCATCGAGTTCTTCCGCGACATCGCACGCGCTGGTGGCTTGGAATTGTCCGCAGCCGGCACGATCTACGGGGGCAAGCGCTTCTGGGCCACGGCCAAGATTGGCGAAGCAGCACCGACCTCGGTGCGTGACACCATCGGCGGCTACATCCTGATCAGCACATCGGCTGACGGTTCGTTGGCTACTGAGGTGCGCCGCACCACGGTGCGCGCTGTCTGCAAAAACACTTTGGCCATGGCCTTTGGCGACAAAGCGGCTGTGCGCGTATCGCACCGCTCGGTGTTTGATCCCGAACAAGTCAAGGACTTCATGGGTTTGAACACTGCAGCCTGGGATTCGTTCCGCGCCAACGTCACCCGCTTGGCCAACCTGCCTGTGATCCAGGAAGAGGCCGAAGACATCCTGGCCAAGATCTTCAATGGCAACGAGACCTCGGGCTTCAAGCGCACGCTTGGCCTGTTCAACGGTGAAGGCATGGGCGCTACGCTGGACGGTGTCATGGGCACTCGCTGGGGCCTGCTCAACGCTGTGACCGAATACGCTGATCACCACGTCCGTGCTCGCACTGACGAGAACCGCTTCGTCGCCTCGCAGTGGGGCGCCGGTGCTGACCTGAAACAACGCGCACTGGCCGCACTCTTGCCAGCTTGAAAGGAACCATCATGATCTACCGTGCTTGGATCAACCAGCCAAGCACGTTGCAGCCTCACCATGACCTGCATGGCCAGCGCTGCATCGTGCACGACACCGGCGACCAATACCCGACCATCTATTTCACCGACGGGCCTGTCCACTCTATGCAGATGAACCGCCTGTGCTTCTCTCGCATCAACCTGTCTTCAGCTCAAGATTGAAAGGAACTGACATGAACCGCTTTTTCTCTGCCGCCTACCTGGTGGTATGCCTCGCCAGCTTGATCGTTTTGTATTTGGACCTCATGGTATGGCGTCCCAACTGACGGACCTCGAACGCGAGCTGCTCAAGGCCTTGGCCAAGCTGCTCGCGGTCTCGCAGTACGCAATCGATGATTCCCATACCCGCTTTCGGATCAAAAACAAGGCCAAGCGCCTACTCAAGGAAAACCCACTATGTCCAGCAACTCCTGGCGCCGTTGCTCCGGCTGCAGCAAAGACCGACTGATCGACGGGGGCTGCGAGCTGTCCCTGCTGCGCTGGCTGTGCGCCAGCTGCTGGTCCAAATACATTCAAAAGAGATTTAAATCATGACCCTTGAAAAATTCCTCGACTTACCCTGGTCGGACAACGTGCGCCACAAGTTGCGCGTTATCGCTGACCGCGATGACGTCAAACACCTGGTGGCCAGCTATGTCGACAAGAAGTTGACCGCTTCGGTGTTCACCGACACCCCTGAAGAGTGGCCCCTCAATGCCGTTGTCTGGACAAAGAAACCCAAGATCGGGTTGTCTAAAACCATGCAGGCCATTCAGCTGATCGACGACGAGGGCTTCAGCGCCTACGCTGCCGCCAAGCGCCTGGGGATCAGCGCTGCTGCCATTACCCGCGCGCAGCAACGCCGTGCGGACAAAAAGATCTGCCCACACTGCAATCAGGTGATCAGAACTCCATCCGTGAAGACAGCTTCTGCATAAGCACTGCACCGATCTCGCGCTCCATGCGCTTGATCAGGTCCACCAAGGCCTGCTCCGCCTCGCCTTGGATCTCTCTTCGTCCCGTCCCCCTGCACTCGGCGCACAAATCGTCGCTCAGCATGGGGGTGTTCGGGACCACCGCATAGCCTCGGCCAAAGCAAGCCGGGCACACGTCCCGATCCATGTGGACCATTGCGCGGTGAACGATCACAACCGAATGCCCCATCTCCACCAAAGCCTCGGCCACCTTCAACATCGACTGCCGGTCCTTGTTGTACAGCCAGCGCCAGACTGACGTTCCCAGGGGGTTGCCTATACCGGCCATCCCCATTGCGCGAACCAAATCGACGTCTCCGATCTCATTGGCAGGAACTTCACCCAAGTTCTTGGACTCTTGTGCTCGTGTCATTCGTTCTTTAAACATCATTTCCCCTTTGATTCGTTAACCGCGTCCAGCAGCGCTTGCTGCATATCGCCCTTGGTGCTCAGCACCCGCATGATCCGCTCGTCGATTGTGCCTGCGGCAACCAGATGATGGACCACCACTTCGCTTGTCTGTCCCGACCGATCAAGCCTGGCATTGGCCTGCTCGTACAGGTCCAGGCTAAACGGCAGACCAAACCAAACTGCCACGCTGCCTCCCTCTTGCAGACCGTCAACCCCGTGGCCTCCGCTGCCTGGGTGCATTACCAGCAAATTGATCTTGCCCAGCTGCCAGTCTTTCAAGCTGTCCTCGCCATCGAACTTCACCGCCTGCGGAAACCTCGCTTTGATCCGGTCCCAGTCGTGTACGTAGGACGTAAAACACAGGACCGGCTCGCCCTGCTCCACGATCTCGCCCAATGCGTCCAGCTTGGCGTCGTGGATGTGGTGCACGTTGTGCTGGTCGTCATACACTGCACCGTTGGCCATTTGCGCCAGCTTGCCTGCCAAGATCGCACTGTTCACAGCAATGATCCCGCCCGTCACAAGCGTCTGCTCCATCTCCCGATACCGGGCCATATCAAACGCCACTGGCACCACGTTGTCGATCCGGCCTGGGGTTGTGACACCACTGTCAATGCTCACCATGACATCCTTGACCAAGTCGTGGATTTCATCGCGCGCGCCCGTCTTAAGCCTGTAGCTGTAGATCGTCATGCCGTTGCGCTTGTCTGGCACATAGAACTGGTCCCTGTACTTCGTGATCCCTTTGCCCAGTCTCTTACCACCATCCATGACACTGACCTGCGGCCATAGGTCCAGGAGGTCACCGTTGGGGTCAGGCGTGCCCGAAAGGATAAAGAGCTTGGTTACCCCCTTCCGAATGCTTTTAAGGGCCTTCCAGGCCTGGCTAGCGCGGTCCTTAAATCCCCTGTTTTCATCTATGACCACCATATCGAACGGCCAAGGCTCTTTGCTCTCTTCCACGAGATCCACCAACCAGGTGAAATTCTCACGGTTGATCACGTAGACGTCCGCGTCCTGCATCAGTCCGGCCAGTCGCTCCTTGGCCGTGCCCAAGACCTTAGACACCCTCAGCCCGGCCAAGTGGTCCCACTTTGCAGCCTCGGTATGCCACACCATCTCAGCCACCCGCTTGGGTGCCACTACCAACACCTTGCTGACCTCAAACCGGTCGTGCATCAGGATGTCGGCCGCCGTCAAGGTGGACACCGTCTTGCCGCCACCCATCCGCAGTGCGATAAGTTGGTAAGGCTCCTCCACCATCCTCTGGATAGTGACCTCTTGTGCGTGGCGTGCTGTGAACTTCATGTGTGAGATGCGATCAGCTTGTCGACCGCCTCCATCGAATCGATCTGATAGACCTTTGCCCCCAGGTCCCGCAGCATCTGCTGAACTCGCACTTGCAAAGCGGTCGATGTTTTGCCGGGCGCTTTCAGTTCCACGAAGATCACCACTCCAGCAGGTAAAAAGACGATCCGGTCCGGCACTCCAGCCATAGCCGGCGCAACCCACTTGATCGCCATCCCTCCAGCTTCCTTTGTTCGTTGGACTAAGCGTCGTTCGATTTTGTTCTCAAGCATACGATCTTTCAAAAGGTGACGAGGTGACGAGTGACAAGTTGTTTTGGTCGGATACACATAGTAAACACGTGTTTTTTACAAGACATAATAAAAACACAAAATTGCATGTGTGCGTAATTTGTAATATATCTTGTCACTTTGTCACCTTTATAAATAAAGCTATATAAATCAACAACTTAAAGCGGTGACAAGTCCGGTGACAAGTCGGTGACAAGCTATTGCCACCGTCCCACCTCGTCACTCCAAGAAGTCCGCGAACGCGCCGGACCCCGAATTCAACCGTGCAACGGCATCCGCCTCGCTCAGCTTGACACCTTGACGCATCCAAATTCGGCACGCCTCCGACTTCCACTTCTTGCGAAACGCAAACCGAAAACCCAATTTTGTCAGCAAAGAGTTGACCCGGGTCGTGGACGGGGCCTCGGCCCCGGTCACGGTCAAAGCTCTGGTGAAGTGGGCCGAGGACACCACGTCCTGGCATACGCCGTCCGTGCCCGACTCGATCAGCTCTTCGGCTGCGCACTCAAGATCGGACTTGGACATCTCAATCACGGTGTGCTTGACCTCCGTGTCCGGTGCTCGGCCGTTGGCGTCGAACTCGGGGTGCAGTTGGTATTCCAGCAGCCAGGCGCGTATTGCGCCGGCGTGCCCCTGCACCGCCTCAAACAACGTCTTGAAGTAGCCCGCCTCGGTCATCTCCCGCGCCTGCTCCGACGTCAGCTGAGACGACAAAAACATGTAGCGCCGGTCTCCCTCGTCCACCGGAGCGCCGTCCAGGTAGTTGGAAAAGATCATGTAGTTCGACACGTTGGGCGCGGTGTAGGACGCCTTGCCCTTGGGGTGCACTTCGATCGTGGTGTTCGTGATCACCGGCTTGACCCGGTTCATAATGTCATAGCGGTTGTGCCCATGCTGCTTCATCTCCTCGATAGCCACCATGGCGTAGCCCACTGCCCAGTCTGTGAAGTTGGACTCCAGCGTCGAGCCGTTGAGCATACGCACGTTCTGGCCGCCCATGGCCACGGCCACCAGCTCAGAGAAGAACGACTTGCCATCACCCGGCACGCCGTGGATGTAGGGTGCCCAGCGCACCTTGACACCCGGGTGCTGCACGTTCCAGGCAATAAACGAAAGCAGCAAGTCGCGCTCGCGCTGGTCGGCCAGGTAGGTATTTAAGTGCAGCATGACCACGTCGATGGCGTCCAAGTCAGCCTGCGACGGAGTCGCTGGCACTTCGGGCACGGACTCTGGTCGGTACATATTGACCCACTGCAGGCCAAACATTTCAAAAGTCTCTTCAGCCGAGGGCATGTAAGCCTTGTGCGAGACCACGGTCATGTTCCACTGCTCCAAGGCGTATTGATCCGACTTCTCGCGGTTGCCGTCCTGGTTGAGCGGCATAAGCCGGTTGTACAACGCACGAAAGCCCTGGGGCGTAACCTCTTGCTTGGTCTGCAAATTGAAAAACTTGTCTCCGTCGGTCACGTAGACCCAGACCTGCGCCCAGTCAGGCATCGAGCTGCTATTGCCCTTGTTCTTGGGACGCAGCCAGCCGCGCACTGTGGCCAAAGGCAACTTCACGCCCAGGTCTTTTCCTTTTGCCTGCACAACTGCGGCCAGCAACTCGCGTTCAACGTCCGAGAGGGCCGGGGTATGTGCGATCTTGGCACCCACATCTTCTTGCAATTTGCGCGGATCCGCGCACTGATCGATCAAGTCCTTGAACGTCTTCATCAGCACGTCGCGCTCTGACAAGTCAGTCTCATGCCGGTCAGCCTTGGTCATGTGCAGCAGCGACGCCAGCGTGATGGCCCCACGGCCAACAGCGCGTTGCTCACTGAAGCTGTCCCACTTGTCAGCGCAGTACCCGTCGACCCACTTGCCCGATTGCGCAGACCACTCATCCCAAGCCTGCAGCCAGTCAATGTCGCCACCACCCTGGTGGTGCAGAGCAGCACCGATCTTGAGCCAGTCCTCGTAACCGCCGTCTGGGTCCAGATGGACCAGCACTTCGTCGATCACGCGGTCCAGGTCCCAGTCGTCAAGCGGACGTTTGTACAGCTCAAGCGCGCGTTCTTCGGAGTCGGCAGACATGGTCTCAGCCCATACCGTCTCGACCAACCAGTTAAGGTCTTGCACGCCACCCGGCACGTCGATGTGCACAGTGTCAAGCACCTGGCCGGTGACTGTGAAATATCGGCCGTCGCGATACAGCTCGACGCCCATCTCCTTCTTGGTGCGAGAGCCGTCCAGGTTGGTATGGGTAAACACCTTGATGCCTGTGCCTGAAGGAGAAACCTCAGCATAGCCAGAAACCCGCTCCAATACTTCAAGCGCCAAACTGTTCAGCAAGCCGGTCACCGGGTCGCGGCAGTCGTCCAGGTCTATGCCGTGCAGGCCATCGCCGAGCACAAAGCCCAGGCCGTCGTAGTCGCCAAGCATGTGCGCATCGGAGGCGTCGTCGAACGAGGACCAGGTCTTTGCATCAGTCGAGCTGCCGGGCGTGCCATCGATGGCGTAGGGCATCTTGGCCCACACGAAAGAGCCGTCGGGCTTCTTGCGACGCACGTTGCGCCAGAGCACCCAGCGTGACTGTTCGCGCAGCTGCGCGGGGATGTGCTGATGCTGGACGGGTAGTACTGCGGGGCGGCTCATGCTTCCCTCGCTTTCAGCATGGCGTCAGACAACTTGAATCGAATGGCCGCGTTGACTGCGCACTTAAATTCAAACTCAGCAATTTGAAATGCCACCATTTCTAAGTCGTTTAAATTAGCGGGTTTGATTGGCCATTTCAAGCCGGTCAATTGTTCTTGCGCCAGTCGGCTCAAATGTCTGAATTGCAACTCTTGCACTTCATCTGTGGGTGCATTGGATGCAAAGTAGTCGCGCAGGGTCATGCCTTCAGTGCCTGCGCCGGTCCAGGGGAATGCGGTCATTGTGTGCCCCCTGACTTGACTTGCAACAGCGCTTTGCGCAGGCCGTTGTAGCTGTCCGACTGGATCAGCGCAGCAATCACAATGCCTTGGTGTTCAGGGGGTATGCCCATGCTGTCAACTGCATTGATGCAGTCTAGCAACAGGCCTTCAAAATAGACTTGTCTCGTGCTCATAGCTCGATCTCCAATGGTGCTGCAATCCGTGCAGCTCGGTGTTCAGTTAGGTAGTCCGCCGCCTATAGGCAACAGGTGCAAAAGCGCGCGTTCAACTTGAGTATGAAAAGCCGTTACAGCCTCATCATCACAACCCAATATGATACGCACGCCATCCTGCTCTAACACGAGTTCAGAGCCCTGGGCCATCTCGTGCATCGCTGCCATCGACAAGTAGATACGCATTTCCTTCATGCACAGGATAGTAGCAGACGAGCCCAGCATTCGCATGTTGTGTACGCGCAACACTGCATAAAATAAATTCTTGTACGCCTATTCCTTTTTGATTTAAGATCGAGGCCTCAGTAAATTAGTAACTCAATAAGGACCACACCATGATCTTTGTTCCCCACCAAAGCATCGCCTATCCGACCATTCCGGTTGGACACCCAGACTACAAATGGCAGAGCCACAGCGATGTGCAAGCCACTTGGATGCGCCTCACAAACTGGCGTCCGATCTACACCAACCAGCCTGCCAAGTATGTCGAGACGAAGAGCCTTCCGTTCGTCACCGACCTGGCCAAACACCGTCGGTTGGGTTGATCATGAAAGTCTACAAGCACCTTATTCGAGTTGTTTTTGAAATCATTTCGGCTGACGAGCGCCCAAACATCGCAATCATCATGCAAAACAACATCGACAACATGATCCTTAGCTGGTGCAAAGAAAACAGCTGTCTAAGTTCTGAAGCCCAGGCTTCCGCAATTTCAGAAGAAAAAGAGCTGTGAACCACTTCGCCGTCCACAACAAGATGCAGCTGCTGCACGCTTTGCTGGCAGGCGCGTACCCAACATTCGAGGAGGCCCGTGCCAACCCGTTCACCATTGAGCTGGTCGGCACCAAGTTCCGAATGTTGTTCCCCGAAGGACTGCATGAGCGGCGGGCCGAAAAGTCAGCTGCCCACATGCGCCGTAAATCACCATTATTTTTCAAAGGTAAACCATGATCCAGATCACTTTCACCCCCGGCACCAGCGCACAAGCCGCGTTGGTTGGCCAGCTCATGACCCAGTACCTGGCGCTCGACGAGCAGCCAGCACAAGAGCCAGTGCGCACAACCTCCGGCCTGATTGCTGCCGCGCAAGAGGAGG